TCACGGTGAATTTGAACAACGACCTATACATCATTATAAAGGTGCTGGTTGTCAAATTTGTAATGAATCAAAAGGTGAACGAATAATTAGACAATATTTAATATATAATAATATTGAATTTATTTCTCAAAAACGATTTAAAGATTGTCGAGATAAAAAACCCTTACCGTTTGATTTTTATTTACCTAAATTCAATGTATGTATTGAGTATGATGGTGAACAACATTTTAAAATAAAGGAAGTTTGGGGTGGTATAAAAGAATTAGAAAATACTCAGAAAAGAGATAAAATAAAAACTGATTATTGTGATATTAATAATATAACATTAATACGTTTTAATGATAATAATTTAATAAAAATAAAAGAAATAATATGAAACAACATTAGATTAGTAGTAATGAGAAATTAAGGGTTATAACAAGAAGAGATTTGGCTATAGGCGTAGCTTCTGTTCAGGCTTGTCATGCGGCAATTGACTTCCAGCATGAATATCAAAGGGAAGCAACTGAATGGCACACATCATCTAATTATTTAGCCATTCTTACAGTTAAAGACGAAGAGGAACTTATTGACATTCTAGTCAAAGTTAGTCTTAGAGGTATTAAATATACCATTTTCCGTGAACCTGATTTAAACAATGAAATTACAGCAGTAGCATTAGAAGCATCTAATGACAGTAGAAAGATAACTAGTTCTCTTCCATTACTAGGAAAGGAGGTAAGCTATGCTTAATCTAACTGGTAGAAACGAGATTATCTTCCACTTCAATAAGAAGCATTTGGAAGATGCTAATATACCTATGTGGGTAATAAAAACAAAAGGTGAATCATACTATGTGAATCATGTTGAAGTTTTAGCTGGGGTTGGCTTTAATACTAAAGAGACACCAGATAATCCACATACTAAGGGTTCAATTAGACTTAAAGGGTCGATAAAAATTGAAACAACAGAGGAACATGGTATAGTGGCAACAATATATTAAAAAAGGTCAGGTGTCCGAGTGGCTAGCCGTGAGGAACATTTGGCAACAATAATTCATGAACTTGAGATTAGGGGTCGTGATTATGTTCTTATTACTGGGGATAATTATGAAGAAAGATTTCAAAAAGCTTTAAAAGAAGTTGAAAAGTTGGGATATTTATTATAAAATATCTTGATGGAATTAAATATAAGACTAGTTTTAAGGGAAGGTCTTGATAAGACAATAAAGTGTAAAGAATGCGGCTGGCATTGGAAGCAATCTGAATCCTCTAAGAAGGAAATGTACAAATGTCATAAATGTGGACATGACAATACACCAGATTTAAACGAGAACATACAACAAGCTGATAAAATATACTTCAATACTAATGTATTATCACCAGAGGTGCGTGAAATAATTCTTTCAATAACACATGGCGATAACTATACAAGATTAGTTGCTGATTTATGGTTCTATTTTACTAAGGGACGAGATAAGCATAATAATTATGATGGTGAAATTAGAATAATGAAAATATTTTATCAAGAACTTCTTAATTATGATAAAAACTTATTTCCAGTAAAATATAATTTACTTGATTACAGCGAAAATGAACCTAGTGAGAAGCATATTATTAGATTATATGCGATATTAATGGAGCGTGAACAGTTGGTTAAAGAATTTAGAAAATTACCTTCTATAGCAGTAAGAAATTTGAAACGTATAACTAAGATTGTAGGGGAACGTGAATATATCTTTAAGGAATTAGACGAAAAATTAACGCAATTAAATGCAATTCTTCAAACTATTCCTAATACTGAGAAGGGGCAGCAAGTATTAAATAAGATATTTGCTAGTAATAATACACTTAATCAAATGATTGAAGTTGGTCAACATTTCCAACATGCATTTAATATGATGAGTGATGGTGAAGATAAAGAGGATTTAATTGATGCAATTCAATACCTTGATGCTGAAGTTATACAAGATACAAATAATATTTTAGTTGTTAAAGTTAATGATGCTGATTCAATGCAAAGAATCGGTACAATGTCAATGTGGTGTTTTGCGAGACCAAATTCTGATGGTTATTGGAACCAATATGCATCCGAAGGTTACGTATATGTTGTATTTGATTTTAATCAAGATAGTGATGATGCTAAATTTATGATGGTAATATTACCAGATACTGACCAAGTTTATACCTCAACTAATGTTCCAATGGAAGAAATCGGTATTGAAAATCCATTTGGTTATCTTAAGAAAATTGGTGTTGATTTATCTTTATTAGGTCATAACCCAAATCATTATAACTATGTTGAACCAGCCAGTGATAGACCATATGTTGACCCTAATCAATTATCATTATTTGAATCATTAAAGAATAAGGTAATAAGCGAAGCGTTTGATGATACTGATTTATATATTAAAGACAAGATAATTAAGGGATTTCATTTGATACCTTTTACTGGCGGTTTTAGTAATTCATATACAACAACAAATAACAAAGTATCAGATATTCTAATAAAACAAATAAACGCTTGGATTAAAAAAGCGTTTCCAGCTTCACCAATTTTTGTTAAAAAAGAAGCGATGTACAATAAAATTCAATTTTTTAAGAGAAGTTAAATATTTTTCCGTATATTTGCAGAATGAAACAATTGATAAAGGATAAACTTAGGGAAGAATTATTGAGTGAGAGTAGACTCCCATTCAATATGGACTTACCTGCCGATATACTTCAAATCAAGGATGTATTTAAAAATAACAAGTACGACTTGTTTGTAGTTGGTGGTGCGGTACGTGATGCGGTATTAGGGGTTAAGCCAAAGGATTTTGATTTAGCTACCGATGCGGTACCCGATGTTGTTGAGCGTATCATGCAAGCTGCTGGATTTAGAACTCTTGGAACTGGTAAATCATTTGGTGTTATTAACGTCTTTACTGACGCTGGTGAATACGAAATTGCTACCTTCAGGTCAGATAGCCTCACTGGTGATGGTAGACGGCCAGATTCTGTTTCATTTACCAATATTGAAACTGATGTTAAGCGTAGAGATTTAACTATGAATGCTTTATTCTATGATATTGATAAACATCAAATTGTTGATTTAGTTAATGGTGTATCTGACTTGAAGAAGGGTATAGTAAGAACTGTTGGCCACCCAGTTGATAGGTTCAATGAAGATAAGTTAAGAATACTTAGGGCAATTAGACTAGCCGCTAGATTTGGTTCAGATTTAGATGCGGACATTGACGCTGCATTAAAGAGGGATGCCAGTCTTAATGAAGTATCTGGTGAGAGAATCAGAGATGAATTTATCAAGGGTATCAAATCGGCTAAATCAGTTAAGCATTTTCTTGAGTTATTGGATAGATACCAATTATTCAACTTTATTTTCAAAGGATTACATGTAAACAAAGAGTTTTTAGACGATAAGAATATTATTTTACAATTGGCTGTGTTGTTGAAGGGTAACTCAAGTGCCGCTCTTAATAAGGGATTAAATAATTTGAAGTATCCAGTTAACGAGATAAAGGCTGTTATATTTCTCTTGAACTTACTACACTTAACAGTTGATAATGTTGTCGCTTTAAAGAGACAAGAAAAGAATGCACCAATATCTAGGCATCAAATTATAGCTTTTGCTAACAGGGAGAAGTTAGACAACAGATTAATTAACGCATTCTTAAATTTCGAGTTAACTGTATCTGGTGAAGAGGTTATGCAACAGTACAACCTTAAGCCAAGTAAAGAACTTGGTGATACTATTGATAGGTTGGAAAAAGAAAACTTCTTGAGGCTATTAAACGCATAACTATGAATAAAGCAAAAAAGCATGTTATCAGGCTCAAGGCTGCGACTAAAAGCACTCATTGGGTAGATAACATGCATTTTAGTAACAGGCTTGTAATAAGGCTATATGAAGCCCTTAAAGAGGTCGATTTGATTAAACAAGGATTAATTACGCCGATTACAATAGATGAATTTCTAGCTAAATTATAATATTTTACATAATATTGAATCTATCGAATTTTGTTATATATTTATAATAAAATTTATATATGGCTAAGTATTTAGTAATTTTCTCTGACAATCATAATGATGAATTTGATATCAATGGGTTTAGGTTAATGACAGAAAAGGAAGTGGATAGCTTCGAGGAAATCGCAAATAGTATTACATTTAACTTTGACTATCATGCTAACACTGAATCGTTAACTTATGCTAATGGTGAAGACTTTTTATCCAGAATTGAGTTTAAAGTAATCAGTAATGAGGAATATCAATCATTAAAGAAACTTTTCGATGGTCAATTTGGTATCTTCATAGGCGAAGAGTATTTAAAGACTATATTAGAAGGTGATGATACCAATGATTACAGTGATGAAGATGAAAGTGAAGAAGAAGACGAATGGTAATTAAAACGTTTTAAAATGACTAAACTAGTTCATTGTAATAATGAACCATACGATGTTTATATTGGCCGTCCAAGTATTTGGGGTAATCCTTATACACATATATCGGATAAGGAAACTCTAGCTGAGCATGTTGTTAACTGATGGTGGAACAAGTGAAATCGTTACTGATACAGGATTAGTTTATTGCTTTGATAATAGAATTCATACAAAGACAAAGAATAGTCTATATTTAGGTTATCCAAGAGATAATAATTCAAATCTGATTAAAGACTCGGATTTATTGATAAAAGAAATAATTGAGTTGTTAAAAGAATACAAGCATCCTTTTTATCAAGTATCAATTGATAATTTAATTACTGAAATTCAGAAAAAAGATTTGGTAGTTTAAATATAAGTTCGTATATTTGCATTCTATTAAAAAGTTCTTTAAAATATTTTACTTATTATTTTTTAAGACTTTACACTTTTGTAAAAAGTGATATATTTATAATTAACGGGGAAACCCATAAACAAAAAGATGATGGTACGATTTAATAACATATTTGATTTTAATTTTGAAGCAGCTGAGGCGGATTGTCCCCAGATGTCAAGGTATTGTCGTTAACTTATAAGAGAGAATAAACGAAGCCCTTGACTTGATTGTTAAGGGTTTTTTTCATTTACGGAATATTAGTGAAATGGTATATGACGCTCCCCGTAAAAAATGGAGGTATAGTTTAGTGGTAAAATGCTGGTTTGTCACATCAGTGTCACGATTTCGATTATCGTTATCTCCGCAGAGTTCTTTGATTTATGATATTTGTAAAAAGTCATTTTCGAATCTTATTCTCACCACGAAATGGGTTGAAGATATACATTGAGTGGAATCTTCACAATGGGCTGTTGGTATAGCTGGCTAACACACTTGCCTTGCACGCAGGAATCATCGGTTCGAGGCCGATACGGTCCACTTTAAATGATGATTATGACATATTACATTAATCCTAGTGGTATTGTAATTGCCACTTTGACAAATTATGGAAAGTTTATCGTTCAAGATAATAGTATTTTAGATGCAACATTGAAAATGGGTAAATTAATTGATAATCATTTAAAAAGGTTTGGAAATTTGGGGGTAAAGCTCTAGTGGATGAGCACGTGCTTTGCAAGCATGAGGTTGTGGATTCGAGTTCCACTACCTCCACTCTTGACTTTTTTGTACTTTTCGGTATATTTATTATAAAAGATAGATATGCCAAGAAAAGAAAAGTTAATACATTACCTTTATAAGACAACCTGTAAGGTAACTGGAAGGTATTATATAGGAATGCATTCAACATCAAATATCGATGATGGGTACATAGGAAGCGGAAAAATATTAAGATACTCAATAAGGAAACATGGTGAGGAAACCCATGAAAAAGAAATCCTAGAGTTCTTTGATTCGAGAGAATTATTAGTTGAGGCTGAGAAGAAAGCTATCACTGGTGAGATGTTGGTTGATAGGATGTGTATGAATTTGAAGAGTGGTGGAACTGGTGGATTTATAAATGAAGAGCATCAGTTAAAATGTAGTTTAGCTGGAGCTAAAGTTATTGGAAGAGTTGAAAATGCAATCAAAGCTAAAAGTGAAAAGATGAAAAATTTATTGTTTTATACTTTAGTTAGTGATAGAATAAAAAATGGGTTAAAAAATGTTAACCATAATCATGCAACACTAGCTGGGACTAAACGAGATGAAACAACTAAGAAAAAAATTGGTGTCACAAATGCAATAAAACAAAATGGTAATAAAAATTCTCAGTTTGGTACTTGTTGGATAACAAAAGATGGCGAAAATAAAAAAATTAAACGAGATTTAGTTGACGAATGGTTAAAAAATGGTTGGGGTTTTGGTAGAAGCAAAAAATTTGGGGTTTGAAGATGAAATCGTGCAGTTCGCTATTGCGAAACTCCACAGGTGTCCCTGATGTACGGACCGAGCATGGGAATTAAGGGTAATTTCTAGTACATCATATGGTAAAGTTGCCAAGTTGGTCAAGGCGAACGACTGAAAATCGTTTTATAAGAGTTCAATTCTCTTCTTTACCACAAAGTAGTAGCGTTAGAAAATTAAAATTAGCACTTCTAACAATCTTGATATATTTATTAATATGAAAAGATTATATACTAAAGAAATTTTAGAAGAAGCTGTAAGAAATTCAATTTCTTACAGTGATGTTTGTAGAGCTATTGGAATGACTAAAGCTGCTGGGTCTAGTTATGAATTGGTTAGAAACAGGATAGCTGAATATCAAATTGATATATCACATTTTTTAGGAAAATCAGCATTTGCTGGTAAAAGAAATCCTAATTATGCTAAACGAAAAACTAGCGATGATATTTTAGTTGATAATTATCAATATAGAGCATCACATAATAGACTTGAAAGAGCTTTAACTGAAATGGGTGTAGAATATAAGTGTAGCGAATGTCAATTAGACACTTGGTTAGATAAACCAATTACATTAGATGTAGACCACATTGATGGTAATTGGAAAAATTGTAAAATTGAAAATTTACGTTTTTTATGCCCTAATTGTCATAGACAAACTGATACATTTGGTGGGAAAAATAAAAAATTATGACATGGAGTTAGAAGATTTACCAATTGAGGAATTGTCACGAATTGTAGGTGAAGCGACAGCAAGGGCTGCTGATGAATTTATGGAAATCATGGGTTATAATGTTATTGCTCTTAATGGTTGGGTTGTGAAGATATTTCCAGATGGTAGTATTGAAAAGATAAGTGAGATTAAAAAAGTTCTTTGAATGTTGACAAAATCCATCATTAACCCATAAATAGGGAAATAATGACGGAAAATTACAACAAAGTTTGTTTATTTGAAATAAAAGATGTATATTTGCACATGCAAGAAAATGATTTTTTAAAATATCAAGAAAAACAAAAACAAGTATTTGATTTTTTAATCGAATATAGTTCTGGAATATATGGCAATGCTGGCCTTAAAATTACAGTTAAAATGGTAAATGTCTTTATGATTAAAGCAACAAAAAATCTAATAGACGAGATTGAAACATATTTTAGTTTTAAAGAAGAGATGTTATTAGATAAACAAGGTTCAGATGAGATAGAAGGAATAATTGAAAGACTTTTAGATTTAAATAATAAATATTAATTTGTTAGTTTGAAATAAAAGATGTATATTTGCATTCTAAAAATTTTTATATGAAAGTAGTTGATTTTAATGATTATTCCGATTCTCAGATTAAAGAATTACGTATTAAGTTATCTAATCCAAACCCCGAAAAGGATAAAATGTTACCACCAAAAATTTTTGAGTTTTTGAATAAAGAAAACCCTCAAATTGGTAATGTTCAGACAAGGGTTGTAAGATGCATTAATTTGTTAAATCAACAAATTGTTTCACGTTTCTTGAATAAATACCCCCGAATCCCAATATATTATAACAATTTTTAAATGCTACCATGGTAAAGTGGTTATCATAAATTTTTTAATTATTTCAGACGATGAGGTTGAAAAAATTAAAGATTTTAATACCCCTAGTCACTTACAAATGAATGATACCTTAAGGCGATTTGGTCATGATATGATTTCATTTACTGAGTATTTAAGTGGGGAAAAATTATGGGAATTTTCACCAAAAGAGTTCTTTCAAGATAGTAAAAAAACTCTAAAATTTTTTACTGGAAAATTAAATTTTTATTTGCAAGATTAAGATATAAATCGTATATTTGCATTATATAAAACGGGTAAAAAATAGCATACAGCACATTAGTGAATTTTGGTTTAAGACACTGTTGAGGTGCGCTACTAATTAGGATGTTATTTCTGAAGACGTTTTAAGTTTGTCTCTTTGTGACGGAACACATTAACTGAATAGAAATCAGGAGAAAATTCTTAAGACCCTAGTAAGATAGTTCTAATTAACGGTCATCAGGAAAAATTAAGAAGGGTTTAGAATATTTCCGATTCTAAATAGGTCCTTAAATGTTATTTGTTAATACCCAAATGGTGCGGTAGCTCAGTTGGTAGAAAAATATTTTAAAAATGTGTGCTTTTATCCTTTTTCAATATATTTATAGATATGGAAAAAGAGATTGAGATTATTAAAATGTATGAAGACGGCAAAAGACCAACGGTAATTGCTAATGAATTAAAGATTGGTAGACGAACAATTTATCGTTTGTTAGAAAAACATAATATACCTTTACACCCTAAAAAGGAAATTAAAAAATGTATAATATGCGAAAATATTACAAGTTCACGAAGAAATAGATGTGATACATGTAATACTAAAATAAGACGTTATCGTGCTAAAAAGGCAGCTGTTGATTATTTGGGTGGTAAATGTATAAATTGTGGGTGGTTAGGAAATTTAGCTGGATTTGATTTTCATCACAAAGACCCAAATGTTAAAGACTTTAATCCAAGTGCGTTAGAGTTAGCTAATAAATCTTGGGAGTTAGTAAAAGAAGAGTTAGATAAATGTAAATTATTATGTGCTATTTGTCATAGATTAGAACACAATGATTACGATAATGAAAAATTTTTAATAATTGCTAATTCTGAACATGATAATTTGATTTTTAAAACGTAAGGTGCGGTAACTCAGTGGTAGAGTGTCTCCCTGAAGAGCATGGTGTCGTCAGTTCGATTCTGACCCGTACCACAAGATGCTCTGGCCGTCCAGAGAATTGAGTAGATGAAACATAGGTCGTTTAGTCACAAGAATAAATAGGAGACACGCATATCGGTCCGAAATGCCGTGGCAGGTCTTAAAACGCCAGTAGGGGTCCTATTTAAATGCTACCATGGTAAAGTGGTTAATACGCTACCCTTTCACGGTAGAGTCACGGGTTCGATTCCCGTTGGTAGTACGGGAGCTGATATACTGGTGCACAAGTTATCAATGAAAGCCTTAGAGCACAATCATTAATCAATGATGCTATGGTATTGCAGCAGGGTATTAAGAGTAGAGTGAATGAGACCCTTGGCAAATGTATCATACGCCAAGAAACTCTTTAAAAATGCTATGGTCGACTAGCGGCTTAGGTCGCCTCCCTTTCAAGGAGGTGGGGAGTAATCCCCTCACGGGTTCGAATCCCGTCCATAGTACAAATGTGTTAGGTTATTTAGTATTTTGAAGGAACTCTTAAGAAAGGTAATCGGGTGGGTTGCATAGTCAGGTGCGAACAACTATTCGTTCAAGTCGAATCACATTTACTAGTAGCCTGTTGTAAAGAGACTCTTAAAATGGAAAGATACCATAAGAGACGGTGGTAAATGCTTTACGACAAAAGTTTGTTCTTTGATAAAATGGTTTTTGATGTGATATATTAATCAAAAAGAAAACTATGGAAAAGATGAATGAATTTTTAGAGTCATTGAGGTTAAACCCAATATATGACGGCTTCTCAGGGCGAGAAGATGTGTTTTATCAGTTTGCAAAAGCTGACGACACAGACATACAAATCGTGTATGCAAACTATGTTTGTGAATGTTATGAAGGAAGCGCAAGCGTAATTTATTACAGAACATCAACTGGTAAGTATTATGAGGTGTATGGTGGACATTGTTCATGCTATGGGTTGGAAGACCAATGGAATGGCGATGAAGAGATAGTAGTTGCAGAACTGCTAAATCGTGTAGGTGAGCTAAAAGCTCTCTACAAAAAAAATTGGGCCCAGTAAAGCCTCTTGCGCAAGCAATGTAACTGGTGGGGATAACCTGAAAGGGTGACGCTCTCCAAATCGGGCGGTTAGCTCAGTCGGTAGAGCAATGGAGGACATGGAGATGAAACATCTTCACTACTTGGTCGGTGGTTCGAATCCATCACTGTCCGCAAAATGGGATGATGCGCTGAAAAAGCTGGAAAGCAAGCTCACGAGTAAAGTGAGTGTCGTATGACTGAGTAAGTTCGAATCTTGCTCATTCCACAATGATTAAGAGATAGTCAGGAAGTAAAGGTCTGCCTCGCTTTAATGAGGGAGATATGTGGGGAAATGCTGGCAAATCCGCCTCGCATCCACATTATAGGATTGACGATTTGCGGTAAGACGCTTTGATTTTTCAAACAGAAAAAATCTAATCATCTACTTACAGGAATCTCATGTAAGGTAAATGGTGCGGTAGCTCAGTTGGTAGAGCAATGAGGACCAGCGATGGTCATGAAAACTCATGTGTCGGTGATTCGATTACACCCTGCACCACGATTGTTAAAACGCTGGCTTCGTTTTGAAATGATGGATAACATGCCGAACAGAAACACCATCAAGAAGGAAAGTCTGCAACTAAACCTGCTTAGCTTTTGGAATGTAAAGGCAAATGGAATATTAGTAGAGTTGGTTACAATATCCCCCTGTCACGGGGAAGGTCACGGGTTCGAATCCCGTATATTCCGCTGGTTAGTTCTTTTTTGGTTACTGTAGAAACAAATAGGGAAGCACCCCGATAAGGACCCGATAGAGTGGTCTTTTTGACTTCATGAGTATTTAGGTCCTTCAGTGGCCACAAGAGAGGTGCAAGCTGACCAAACTTGGAGATTTGGTGTAATTGATAGCATGGCCCACTGTCTGGGTTGGCGAGGTTTAAGTCCTTAGTTCTCCGCAAATGTTCTGATAGAATACTGGTTGTATTCACAATATGTAAGAGCCCATATACCAATTGCTGCTTTATGGGACAGAAAAGTTGAGGGGAAAGTTCGATTCTTTCGAAGGACACATTAATAACAAAATTTAAAAAGTGAGCATTATGAAACAGCTGGACGCATTTGGCTCACAGGACAGTATATAAAGTTCTGTGAGGATAAAAAAATCGAATTTAAGATGGAAGAAAGTATCACATCCTACGATGATACAACCCTATTTTGCCCATCAGGTATGCAACAATTTAAGTCCTTATTCAAGGATATAAATTACAAGGGAACACAGTCGAATATTCAACCATGTCTACGGTTGAACGACATCGAAGAAATAGATGATGGAACACATCTACTTTATTTCAATATGATTGGGTTATTCTCATTCCGAGAACTAACTCTTACTTACACAATTGATTTTTGGTTTGAATTCTTAGGTACTATCGGTATTGTACCAGATTACGTTACTATCCACCCAGATAAATTGGACTGGAAGGAATTTTATGTTAAGCATAACGTTGAAGTTAGGCTTGATGAAGGATGCCTTTGGACTGATGGTGAAATTGGCGGTTACTGTACTGAATTCTATAAGAATGATATAGAGATTGGCAATATTGTTAATACTCTAGGTACATGTATTGACGTTGGTTTTGGTCTTGAGAGATTAGAATTGATACTTACTGGTAATAAGCCATCTAAGGAAAGTACACTTAGAGAGAGTATAATGAAGATTATTGATAGCGGTGTATTACCAAGTCATAATAAACAAGGCCATATACTAAAGAAGCTATTACGGCTTTGTTATCGTGAAGGTATTGAGATTGACCATCAATTATATCGTGACGAAGTAATTAGGAATGATAAGATAAAACTTAAATGGGAACGTTTAAAAGACAAGTTTAGTCATATGTCAGATGAATGGTTTTGGAATACACATGGAATTGACGTAACGTTATTTAGAAAATAATGGATATTTATTAGTATGAGTAAGGAATTTATACAGCAAAATCTACGCAAATATCTAATTGAATCATTATCTGAGGAAATACCAACGGTTAAATTATATCATCGTATTGGTAACAAGAAGGGGTTAGAGTTAACTGATTTATTAAGAAGTGTAATAACTAATGGTTTAATATGTCATGATAATGGCGAATTAGGACCTATTATATGGTTTAGTAATGAGTTTGGTGATTATGCTAAAAATGGTGCTTTTGTTGTATCAATTGAATATAATCCAACAACTAAAGAAGAATATGATATTAGATATGATAACCACAATGGTTATGTTCATTCTAATATTCCATTTAATGCTTTGGAAGTAATTAAAATACCTGTTATGGTAGTTCGTTCTCGTGCTGAATCTTCTGATAATTTAATTGAATTTATAAATAAGGGTGTCGCAACGCCTGAAAGGATAAACGGAAATAAATCAATAGAGGTTATTTATGGAGATATTTTCAATAAATACGTTCAACCATTTATTAATGTTTCCAATTTTCTTAGTCAAATAGAACCAAATAAAATTAAAAATATTTTCTAAATAGTTGTTTGTATCAAAAAATGTTGTATATTTGCAACATAAACAATTCATATGATGAGGATAATTAATTTAGTAGAGTCAATTGAGGGAAAAATCAATCAGATACAATCATTTTTAGTTGTTGATGAAAAGTTGGCGGCTGAAGTACAAGCTAAAGTTGAAAAGAACTTTATCGAAGCTATCAACGACCACACAAGTCCAGCCATTTTAACTAGTGATAGTGAAAAATATTGGTTAGAAAAAGGACATTTCACAGGTATAAACTACGAATTACAAATTGTTTCATCTTATACAGTACAATAATATGCGAATAGTATTTACAGGCGGACCTAGTTCTGGCAAAACAACCATTATCAATGAGTTGGCTAAAGAATTTACAGTTGTTCAGGAGCCAGCTAGACACTTACTAAGTGTTCACGGAAATGTCTTGTTCACGGAACGTGAACGTTTTCAAAATTTACTGGAAGAATTATGTATTGAAAACTTCAACAAATATCCAAATGCATTTTATGATAGAGGGCTACATGATGAGATTGCTTATCGTAAACATTTCAATTGCGAGATTAGTGATAAGTTACACGCTGAATGTAAGAATCTTCAATACGACATTGTGTTCGTATTTCCACCTTGGAAAGAAATATTTGAAAATGATGCGATAAGAAAGGAAACTTTTGAAGAGGCGGCAGTAATTTATGACGGTATAGTAGCTGGCTATAGAGAGTATGGCTTGGAGCCAATCGTGGTTCCGTTTGGTACAGTTGAGGAAAGGGTTAATTTTATTAAAAGTAATTCAATACCATCAAAACCAAAAAATACTCTAGTTACTAACATAGGATTTATTGATAATTTTATTGATAGTGATTCATTATTAAGATACCCAACGCATATTGTTTCACATGCTGGTAAGGGAAAGACAGCAATTTTAGCGGCAATTGCTTCTAATTTAGTTAGGCAAGATAATAAGCGAATTTATGTTCTAAATGATACTAATGCTAAGGATTTCGCAACTAAGTTTGTATCACATATTACTGGTGTCAGTATCAAGGATTTAATTTTTGAGGACGCTGCTGACTTAAAGAGTAAAACTCAGCAATATAAGGGTCATAACTCATCAACTTTTGTTAAATTTTTACCGCATAGTACCAATTTAGATGAATATTTTGATACCTTAGTTTTAAATATTGAGTTCAATGAGTTCAATGTATTAATATTAGACTTACCAAGTTTCAAAGGTGTTGATGAACTTATCAGAAAAGTAAAATCTAGGTTTGGAATACCTGTATTTTCAACTAAAAATCTTAGAAATTTTGGTATGTTATTTGACCAAAAACTTAATAATTTTATAGTTTTGAATGATGAACAAAATGCTGTTGATATTTTAACTAATAGTTATTGTGTTTTACAGCATCCAGTTCAAATTGACTTTCAAACATTAAAAATTAGTTAATATGATTAATTGGCACGAAGAAAGAGCAACTAAGAATTACTGCGGTTATTGTAATGGATTTCTACCAAGTTCACCTTGCTCTGGTCTTTGTTTTACGAGTGTGAAGGATGCTCAAAGTAATAGGGTTGACCATATCTTAACTATGCTTAAGAAGATACCTGAAGAAATAGAAGCACTTCAATTAAAAGAACAAGAATATAAAGACGCATTATCAGCATAAAAATTTTGCTGGATAACTCTTTGTTACTATATTTGCATTTTAAAATAAGAAATATGATACATAAAATTGCCCATCAATTGGGTATTAAACTCACTGGGAATGAAACGTCAACTGAAGTTGAAGAATTAATTGTAAAACAATTAGAAACTGTTCCGTATATTCAGTACCCAACAGCCTTTCATACGGTAGATATAATTGCTACACGTAATGTTGAATCAACAGTAGATGGTAATTTAGAAGTACTTTTAGGTCGTAAACATAATGCTACCGATTGGGTTTTTATCGGTGGATTTGTTGAACCAACTCAAACTGCTGAGGCCGCTGCTCTTCGTGAATTACATGAAGAAACAAATGTATTCGTTGATAACGAGCATAGATTAGAATATCTCGGCTCATTATTCATTGACGATTCAAGGTATAAAGATTCACCACATAAAATTACTACCAGTATATTCACTGTCTCCTTAACAAGGGATGAAGCGTCACAAGCTAAAGGCGGTGATGATATTGCTGAGGTTAAATGGGTAAAATTGAATAAAATACTACCATTATTAAAGGACCATCACGTTCCATTGTATAACAAATTTTTGGACTGGTATAGTGATACAAATGCTTAAAGTATGAGTAAGTTAGATGAATACAAAGAAAAAAAGCGTATTGAAGCTTTAGGTTTACCAACGATGTGGATTGTTAAATCAACTAAAGAGACTGGTGTTGAAGAACCGTATGAAGTTCAAACAAAGGAGATTTTTAAAATAGGTACTAGAAGGTATAATGATAAGCCTAATATTGATGTTTATTGTTATAGGTTAGTTAATAATGGTTATCCTTATGAGGTCGATATTGAGGAAGGTGCAATTAGTGGAATATCTGAGGGTTATGGTACTGGGTTCGGTGACTTATGGGTATGGACATACTATAGCAGTCTTTCAAAAGAGGATGCTTTTGCATACTATGAGAAAGAAAAGCGAAGGCTTGAAAACAAGTCATTACTGAAGGCGATTGAAATTGTGCTTGAGACTAAGCCTCATCACGAAATTCTTGAAAAATTTGCTCGTGAAAAGTATAATGAAAGATTTACAGGTGAAAAAACACCCTATAATGCTTTTCATTACTACTCAAGGTATAACATACTTGACAACAATACCATTGCAATAGAGTATAAATACGGTGCTGGTGATATGGAATTTGATGATTCATTTAACGTAAAAATAGACTAATTATGGAAATTACACACGAAAATATGCATAAGGGCCTTGAACACGCTGAGGTTAGGGATTTTATTTCGACTCAGTTTTGTGAAATTCAAGATAAAGAAAACAAAAATCGGCCAGTACGAGTTGAAGTTATTGACAACGATTATATGCGTTATCGAATTGAGTCACTTGAGCTTGAGATAAAATCAAAACAACTAGCACTTGAATTAGCAAATCATTTAAGAGCGTTGTTTACAATCATGAAGACTTTTAACTGGAAAAGCTATGATGTTTCGGAAGAACTAAAGTGTTATATAACTATTGGTTTTAAGAACTTTATTGGTACCGCTGAGGAGTACAATGCGTTAATTGCATCATTACCAAAACAATAATTTATGACTATACCTATTAATATTTGGGATGATTTCTATGATGACGGATATATCCCCAAAGGCGAAAATCAAAATACATACATTTATATTGAGGAGTCTAATATGCCTTTAGATAAGCAAGAGTCAATTTTACAAATTCTATTAGAACACTTAAATACTAATGTTAGATTGGATGGTGTTACTCTTAGATTATTTCTTAATGATACATCCTCAAAATATCCTCAATGGATTGGTACTGAGCACGAGTGGATGCTATATAAGCGTTGGGAAATTAGGATTGATGACTTAACACATAAACGTTTAAATACCCTTGTTGGTGAGTTAAATAACGCTCATTTGGATTATGAAGGTGTTCCTTTTAGAATTTATTCAGAATCTTAAAAAATAATTTTGCCAGTATCAAAAAAGATTGTATATTTGCATCACAATAAATAATTAATAATGAAAGTAAATAATATTCTAAAAAATTTATCGGACGATAAACTATTAGTTTTAGTTGAAGAAATAAAAAATCCAGTCGTCCCAGAAGATGCATTGATTAGAAAAGTTATTCTTGACGCATTTGGAGAAATTAACATATTAGCTCTTCAAATTAATGAGTTGCTTTGGCCTTTATTAGAAGTTATTTCTGAAAGATTTAAATGTTATTCTCCACACATTCAAAAATAAATACAATGAATATTAAAAATTACAAGAGAAAAAATCACGAAGTCCCACGTTTACTATGGGGTGACGCTTACACAGTTGGTTCAAATGAGTTTGAATCAGATGATGCTAAAGATTTATCAGTCTATTACGTATGTGCTAGAAGATTCCTCGATAAAATCAATCCAAATCTTTATAACGAAAATGATAGTCGTTATATCCTCTCTGGCTTAAGTCGTATTATCGACAATCTATTCTTCAAGCCAATCACAATGGAAGAAATACTTGAAACTGACAAGTTCTTGGAGTTTGCCAAGGTAACAACTAAGGGCTTAGTTAGGTTTAACTATCCAAGAGAGCTTTGGGTTTCAATAGTTGAAAATTATGGTGGTCGTATACCTATCGAAATAAAGGCATTACCTGATGGTAGCGTATTTTATCCACATGAGCCATTTGCTGAAATAAGAAACTTACCTAAAGGTTTTGGTGTATTAGCCGCTTGGTTTGAAAGTAAAATACTTCAAGTCTGGGCTTCAACTGAAATGACAACCCAAATTGAGCACTGGATGCTTTATTACAAAGATTTGCTTGATAAGGTTTATGGTGACACAATGTCAGAAGCTGACAAAGATTTCACCGCACGTTTAATGCTTCATAATTTTGGTGATAGAGCTGGTATTTGCCAACAAGAATCTGAATGGTTGGGTGAAACAGTAACTCTTTCAGTTGCTGGTACCGATACATTCTCAGGTGGTTATTCCGCTTGGAAAAATAGTAACGAACAAGCTGGTGTCGCATTATCTGTAGCTGCGTTAGCACACAGAAATGTTGAATCATATCCTACGGAATTTGAATGTTTCAGAGCGTTGTATAACAACTTAAAGGATAATGAAATTGGGTCATTTGTTGCCGACTGTAACGACTTCTTTAAAGCTGTTGCAACGATTGATAATGGTATTGTTCACCCAGATTGTCTTTTAGGTCTTGCGCTTGAATCAAAAACTACAGGTAATGGTAAGATAGTTGTTGCTCGTCCTGATAGTGGTATTGCCGTTGACCAAGTACTTTGGTTGTGTCGCTTGGCTAAAGAACATGGACTTTATCGTGAAATTGTTGTTGGTGCTAAGACGTGGTATGGTGCCACATTCCTTAAATTCATCGAAGGTGATGGTATGAAATGGGAAACTATGAAGGAAATCAACGCTGCTTTATTGGCTGAAGGTTTCTTACCTTGGGAATGGGGTCTTTACGGTGTTGGTGGTGGTCTTAGGAACGACATCAAGCGTGATAATGGTTCATTTAAATACGCTCTTTGCGCTGTAGGTCTTATGTTATCACCAAGAGTTAAGTTTTCTGAAACTGCTGGTAAATCTACACTTGGTGGGCCGTTTAAATTGCTTCGTGACCCAGATTCTTTGGCTAATGGTACCACAATAGTATTTTATAACGAAGCTGGTATTGATGCTAGAGTTGTATATTACAATGGTACTTTAGGCGATGATTGTTTTGGTGACATCATGGCTGAAAACAACAATGATATTAAGGCTCGTATTAAGGACCAATTATCTTGTATGCCAGCTAGGTTGATTAATGATGTACCAGCAAGTGATGCGGTTATTAATACTCGTTTAGAGATATTGGCTAAGAATGCTCCAAATAAGCTTGAATTCTTTACAAATAAATAATGATAAATTAAAAGCGTCCTAGGACGCTTTTTTTATATTTTATTTCTTTTAATATCCCGATTATAGTAACTACATAGTGGTTGCAAATTAGTATAATGGTTTAAATTTATCATATCATCATCACTTAGGGCCTTTGATGACGGAATAATATGGTCAATATCCCAACCGTAATTTAATTCACCATTGTATAATCCATAATTATTCCAGTTCATCCAAGGTTCAAATTTACTTTCTAAATGAATTTTAAATTCTTCAAAGTTACAACCTAATATCAAATAAGTTCTGGATGTTTTCTTATAACCATTTCGTTTAAATGCAGTTCTAATAGACGCTCTAATATTATTAGAAAGTTTATATAATGGGTCATTTTGGTTACGTTCCCGTTCTCGGTTGTTTCGTTTATCTTTATTATTTTTTCTGTATTCTTTATGGTATTCTTTTTGATATATTTTTATTTTATCTTTATTCGCTTCACGATAGTCATTGCGATGTAGTTTATTATATTCTTTTTGATATGAATTTATTTTATCTTTATTAGCTTCACGATATACTTTTTTTTCTTCTTTTATTTTATCTTGATTCTTGGCACGATATTTTTTAACCCGTGCTAAGACAGCATTTTTATTTTCTAAATAATATTTTTTTGAATTTTTTAAACTATACTCTCTAAGGTATTCTTTACGTTTTTCCTTTGCGGCTAATTTTTGTTCCTCAGTAAGTTTTCTCATTTGTACCAATTTTAATATTAGTCTTATTGAAATAATCTTCAAGCAACCACTCAAAGAATTTACTCTTATTCTTAACATCGGAGATGCAGTCTAACAGCTCATTAGGTATCTGAATACTTACTGTTACCTTCTTGTCTTTAACTTCTTTTTTGTTTCTTCCCATAATATTTGTTTTTGTATATTAATAAATATCTGGAAAATATAAAAACAGTCAAAAGATTGTATTTATTTTTTACGATTTTGGGAAAACTTCTTTAATAAGCTGACTAGGAGCTGATTACGATTATAGTTACCTTCTTTAATTTTTTCAATTAGTGGTGCCGATATAGTCACGCTTATTTTAGTAGTATTTGTATCTTTCATGAAAATAAATATAATAAATTATTTGTTTAAGTCAATAAAAGTTAGTATATTTGCATTCTAATCGGGAACAGGTTATCTGAACAAAATTAAATTATGAAAAAATTATTATTATTTAGTATTTTAGTATTTTTAAGGTTTATATCTTTTGGTCAAGAATATAATGATATTTTTTTGGGAAATGATGTTAATTCTTACAAAGGATTGTATTTGAGATATAGGGAGGGTACAATTGGTGAAATGGAGTATTGCTTTTATAACAATAAGCCGTCAAAAAGGTTTGAAACACCTGTCTATCACCCTGAACAAGAATACAACTTTAACACGGATACATCATCTATTAAAAATAGGGATTTTTTAGTTGTAAACATATATGATTTTGATGATAAACATTATATCTTTGAATTAAAAGATACTATAAAAAATGAAACAATTTGGTTTATTTACAATTCCGAATACAATTTTAATTTTCCATTTAGGGTTAAGGGGTTTTCATATAATTCAAATGCTGTTATAAAGTTCATTGATAAAAAAATTGATGAATTTACTGGTGAAATAACATATCAAACCCCCATAGATAAAGATATGGTATTAATTAAGGTTATACATAAAGGTGTTTTACCAAAATATTATCTTAGTTTAGAGGCAAATGGTAATACATTAACTTATCGTGCGAATGGTGCTATAATTCTATTTACTGATGGTACTAAATTATCTAAACCAAATGAAAAAATTGATGTTAGATATATTGGCGGTGATAGTTGGAGATACAGTGCGTTTATTAGATTAACACAAGAAGATTTATTGATTTTATCTAAAAAAGAAATTAGTAAATTTAGATTATATCTTTACGATAATTTCGCACCTGATGAACCAAATAAATTAATGTTTTTAACGCAAGCAATTATTAAATTAAAGTAATATGGTAAAGATAGCTTCATGCAGCAGTACTAAGTATTTATTCGATAAAATTACTAACCCAGAACTTGTTGGTTATAAAGTTGAGTTAAGCACACAAAAATTTTCAGACGGTGAAATGGCTGTTCAGTACTTAGAATCAATTCGTGGTCGTGACCTATTTCTTTTGGCCGATACATCACAAAATCTAACAGAGTTATTATTAGCTCTTGATGGTGCAATAAGAAGTTCCGCTAAATGTATTACAGTTATATTACCTTATTATGGCTATGGTCGCCAAGATAAGAAGGATGGTCATAGAGGCTCATTAGGTGCATCAGTTATGGCACACGCATTACAATCATTTGGCGTTGACCGTGTTGTATCAATTGACCTTCACGCTGACCAAATTCAAGGTATGTTCAATATTCCATTGGAACATATCAAGGGTCATAGTGTATTCATTGATTACGTTCAAAATAACATTGACCTCACTAATATGATATTGTGTTCGCCAGATGCTGGTGGTGTTCATAGAGTTCAAAAGTATGGTGGTAAGTTGAATTTACCAATGGTTTCAATCAATAAAAGAAGAGATAAACCAAACTCTATTGCTTCAATGGAGCTTATTGGTTCTGTTAAGGGTAAGAATGTCATGATTATTGATGATATTGTGGATACTGCAAATTCCTTAGTTAAGGCAACGGATTTGTTGCTAGAACAAGGTGCTTTGAAGGTGTATTGTGTTGCAACTCATCCCGTACTTAGTGGGGATGCTTATACTAATATTGCTAACTCAAAAATTAACCAATTAATTGTTAGTGATACGATTAAGTCAACTAATCCTGATTTTATAAATAATAGAATTAAAACTGTTTCTTGTGTTCCTGTGTTGGAGAAGGTTATTACGAATTTGATAAATGACGATTCAATTTCAGAAATTAATCAATAATGTGACAAATATCTTTAGCGTTTTCGATTTTCCAGATATTTATTATTATGGAAAAAAGAAAACAAATTAAATGGACTGAAGAGTTAATTGAAAAATTAAGATGTGTTTGGACCTCAGGTTCAACGGAAGAGATAAATTTAGCTTTTGACGGTATACCTAATAGTACTTTACGTGAAACAGCTAGAAGATTTGGTATAAAGCGTGGTTATGAATTTAAGTGTAAGCGTAAATTAGCAAATCTTTTAACTGAAAACGCATACAACTATTATTGGTTAGGTTTTATAATGGCCGATGGCCATTTTAGTAAAAAGGGTGAACTTAAAATTAGTTTAGGTCTTAAGGATATTGAACATCTTAAAAAATTCGGACAATACGTAAACGCTAACATTCATATAAAAGATGCTCAAACATATGGTAAGTATACAAGTGATAAATCTTGTTGTTTGACAATTATGGACGTTAATTCAGTTAGGACATTATCTGAAAGATTTTGTATTAATAGTACTAAAACTTATGAAGCATGTTCATTGGATTGTTTAGATACTGATGATAAATTTTTAGCTTTTTTTACAGGTCTTGTTGATGGTGATGGATGCATTACACAAAATAAGACTGGAAATGTTAATATGCTTCGTATTCAATGTCATAGTTCTTGGTTGAATGTTTATTGTCAAATTGGTGAACGATTGAAACGATTATATAATATTGACTATAAATGTTATATTGATAAAACTGGATATTGTAAATTTGCTATCTATCGTTATGAGTCATTAATAAAAATAAAAAATGAGGTCATTAAACTAAATATTCCATTATTAGAAAGAAAATGGGATAAGATTTGTTTAATTCAATAAAAGTCTGTATATTTGCATCATATTCGGGAACAGGAAATCTGAACATAGGAAATTATGAAAAAAATAAGTATAATGGTGGTTCTAATGACTGTACTAATGAGTTTTATGTCTTCTGGACAAAGTTTAGGGAAATTAAAACTTGGTATGTCAATAAACGATATACCTGAATTAAAAGAGGCGGATACTACTTCATCTTATGATACGTACATGAATAAAATTTTTGGGAGTACTAAAAAGAGTTCAATTTGGGAGATACTTCGAGATACGGTAAATAATTCAAACGATTATGCTTCATTATCTAAAAATGTAAGGATATTTTATATTGGTAGTATAAAAATTTCTTCAAATATTTCTATTGAGCAGGTTGAATTAAAATTTTATGATGATTCGCTTTATTATATTGTCTGCGAAAGTAACCGAACATTAGAAGAAGCTTTAAAAACTAAATATTTGGAGCCAAAGATAGAGGTAAAAGAAAACCCAAAAGAATACACAAATGGTTACGGAAATAAAATTATAAAAACAGATGTTTCATATACCACATCATACTTTGAAAAAGATAATATAATACTTAATACTTATCTTTCTAAAAGTTTTAGTACATATTCTCAAGATTTTTTTTATTTTGATAAGGTGTTTTTATATAATAATAAAATAACTGAAATTGTAACAAAACAAGAAGAAATAGTTAAAGCTAGAATTGAAAAACGCAAAGAAGAAAGTAAAAAGAAACAATTTGCTGACTTTTAAATGGTTGATACCTGTGGAACCCTTAAAAAAGCTGTTAGTTACTTGAAAGCTGAAGGGGCATTAAAGGTTTACTACATTGCTACCCACCCAGTATTAAGCGGTGAAGCATTCACAAACTTAGTATCATCAGAATTGGATGAATTGATTATTAGTGATACACTTCTAGTTGATGATATTAAAGGTAGTTTAGCGTATGCTATGAAAACCGTTGAACTTGAAAATATAACTCCAAATAGATTAACGATTCATCAAATCTCTTGTGTTCCAGTGTTGGAAAAGGTTATTATCAACTTGATTAATGATGAATCAATTTCTGAATTAAATAACCTTTAAAAAATGAATTGGGGTTATTTAAAAAAGAAAATAAATAGTCTTTCTAAAGAAGATTTAAAAAAAGAAGTTATTTTTATTGCTGAAGATAAATCTTTTAGTGGTGTTGTTAATCGAGCGGTAAAATGTAAAACTAATTTATTTTATGCGTATGATGATGACCCTGCATGGTTGATGACTAAAACTGAATTAAAAGAACGTGGTTTTACTGATGATGATATTAATGAACTTGAGGTTTACGTTTCAAAAGGTGATTTATTTCTTGAAGTAACAAATTAAACAATCTTTAGAGGATAAAGCGATAGTGCTTAGTATACCCAGTGGTTGGCTCACATAACATGAATCGTAGAAAAGCGAGGTGCTAGACCACCATTTCTTTTAAATAGTTTAACTTTTGTGTGTTAGCACACTATTTATATATAAAGATATATGGATAGAAATTTAACACACAATAGACATTATGTTTATGTTTATACAGACCCTAGAAAAGCTGGACATTATGAGTATAATGGGTTTGTTTTTAATTATGAACCATTTTATGTTGGTTCTGGTAAAGGTTATAGATGGAAACGCCATCTTACCAATTTTGAAATTGATTGGAATTATAATACAATTAAAAATGGTAAAATTAAGCATCTTAAAGAGAAGTTTGATTTAGAAAAATATATTATTTTCTATAAAACAGACTTAACTAAAGAGGAATCATTAATAATTGAAAAAGGTTTAATAGTTCATTTTGGTCGTTTAAATACTAATACTGGTTTTTTGTCTAATATGACAGATGGAGGTGAAGGTTGGTTTGGTGCTGTATCACCTTTTAAGGGTAAGACGTATGAAGAAATACACGGTATAGAAAAAGCAAATTCTTTAAAAAAAAATAAGTCTAACCAGTTGAAAGGTAATAATTATGGTACCTATACTAAGGGTAAAAAAATGTCTGACGAAGGAAAAAAACATTTATCAGATATTAAAAAAATGAAAGTAAAACAATTAAATTTAGAAATGAATTTAATTCAAACTTGGGATTCTCCTAAACATGCAGCTGATAGCTTAGGTATTTATGTTGGTTCAATACATAATGTTTTAGGTAATCAAAAAAGTAAAACCGCAGGCGGTTTTAGATGGGAATATGTTAATAAAAAAAATAAAAAATATGGCTAATCCAATTAAACATTCAGAATCTTCTGTTGCCCAGTGGGGTGGCACAATTGAAAATTACTTGTCAATTCATGAGAAAATGGATTGTTCAAAAGCGTGGTTATCTGATGCGAGACATCGGGTACTTACCCACACTATGTTCTGGATTAAGGAAGTTATGATACCGATTTTTGGTTCATATATAACCCTTGAGAATGATAAAAAAGTATCTGTTAAAGATATTTGTGAACGTCATATCTTAGAAGATTTTAAGATGAAGTTCATTCCAACGCCACAAGATTTCATTCAAGAAATGGATTTCAAGCCTTGGATGCAAAATGGTAATGGTATATGTCCATCGGCATCTAAACTCTATGCTGGTATTTTACCAGTTCAAGAAACGCCAAAAGATTTATCACAAAAAATACTAGAAGAAACTGGTAAGGATAAAGAAAAACCTAAAAGAGTCATACCACAAATTGGTAAGATTTTAGACGGTAGACGTAGAGGTGGTGGTGATTACAGTAGACAAATATTAGACTAAAAATATGGAATTACAAGAAAAATTCTCTCCAGAGAATATCAAGAAAGAAATCATTTCCCGTATCGAAACCGAATTTGGTAAAGAACATGGGATTAAAGTTGCGCTTTTTAAAGCTGTTAGTGAATACAATGATGAGGTTGATAATTATGCCCCTCTTCTTATATTGATTGATAAAAATTATACTGAAATTGAGCATAAGATTAGACTTAAAGGTTTATATCCTACTCAAGAGGAGCAGTATAACGCTTATGATGAAATAAATGGTTTGCTTAGTGTTAGTGACATTACAATAAATTTCTAATGGCTAAAGTAGAAGAAGAAAAAATAGTTGATGCTGGTGAGATTGACTTATCGTTTTATGCTGTAATGAGTAAAGATGGTAAATGGTTTCGCAGTAAAGGATACAATGGCGGTGGCGACTCTTGGGTTGACAATGTTAATAAGGCTAAGTTATATACTAAGATTGGTCCAGCTAAGGCTGTTGTTACTTGGTGGTCAAAACATTATCCAAGTTTTGGTACTCCTGATTTAGTTCGTATAATAGCAACTAGTTATGAAGTAATTGACCAAAATGCTAGGGTTCAAAAGAAGATTGAAGATGATAAGATTAAAGAAATTAATCGTCAAATAAAGAGAACTCAGGACCAAATTGATTATCTTTCAAATAAGAAAGACGCTGATAATAAAATGTTAGCTGATTTGAGGATTAGATTGGCGAAAGAAAAAAATAAACTATTATAATTATGAAATTTGATTGGTTTGATAGGATTTATTCTTTAATATATGCTTTGTGTTCATCATGTATTGTATCAGTTGGTATCAATGGTATTTTCAAGATAAACGGTGGTGATAGAGCCGTATTAGTTGAAGTAGGAATGTTTCTTTTCTTTTTAATAGTTATAGTCTTTAAAATTAAGCTGGAGAAGATTGAAGAAGAATTAAAAAATAAAAATAAACAAGATGGATAGTTTAATATTCAAACCACCTATGAACATTGCTAAGAGGGACATGACTAAGAAATATGTCTTTTTAGCTGGTAGTATAGAGATGGGTAAGGCCGAAGACTGGCAAGCGGAAATGACTGAGTTCTTCAACTTGCATGATTGGGGTGTATTTAATCCTAGACGTGATGATTGGGACCCAACATGGGTTCAAGACTTCGAGAATCCTCAATTTGCTCAACAAGTTAATTGGGAATTGAACGGCTTGGATAATGCGGATTTAATAATAATGAATTTTGTACCAAATACAATTTCACCAATATCTCTTTATGAGTTTGGCCGTTATTCAACTAGCGGTAAAATGTCAGTTGTTTGTCCAACTGGATATTTCAGAAAAGGTAATGTTGAAATTGGTTGTCACAAGGATAACTTACCATTATTTGAAAGTCTTAAAGATTTCAAAAAATATTTTGTTACAGTAACAAAATAATCCGTATATTTGCATTAAATAAGTTGTTATGAAGATTTATGTTGTTGAAGTTATTTTAGGTGCGCATAGTACATCAAAGCAATCAATAATTGCTGATAAGCTACTTACTTCAAATGGCTGTCATACCTTCTACGTTGATAACGAAATTTCATGTATCTTTCCTGTTGACAGAACAATTATTACATCAATCACATCGAGCAAAAGTTAGTCATGGAAAAAGTTGGTTTTTATATTGGTTCATTTAATCCTTTTGCTAAAGCAATAAAAAATAATGAATAATGAGTGATGAAATTAAAATTGATGAAGCTTATTGGTTTAATGATAAATTTTATTCTGATATTATAGGTATTGCTGAAGACCTTTTTCCTGATGAAGAAGAAATCAACGAGTTACCTGATGATTGGAGTATTGAAGTTGAAGTGCTTACTTTACAACCAGTTCATCAATTTACAATGGATGAATTAGTTGATAGAATTGATGAAAATCGTCTTCCAGATGAAGAATGGGACTATGATGATACGTTTGGTAAAGCTATGAAAGAAATTTTAGAATATATTAATCTAAAGATGCCAAAATATTTCTATACACAAAATAAAATGGTTACTATTACGGTTACTAAGCAAGATTTAATGATATGAAAATGAAAAGAAGTTGGTGGTATGGTGTAGCATGGTCTTTTTGGCTAGGTTATTGGCTTGGTAATTTAGGCTGTGATGCAACACATTTAAAGTTTTGGTATATATTTGTACCAGTAGTAATATTAGCTGATTTGGAAGCTAAGGAAAGAAAAAAAGATAACTAATGACATACAAAGTTTACATACAATCGGTTAACAATTTCCCAATATCAGATTGGGCGGTATCAGCATATCTTGGGTTTAAAGAGAAACAAATGAATATTATCTTCTTTGAAGACATTGAAGAAGTTCCAGTTTCAAAGTTTAATATTGTTGTTGCGTATATTGAGGACACTAATAAATACCTAGCTAAGTTGGGTCTTGGTCCTAAAACGGCATTGAACATACCTGATGAATTATTAAAGTATGCTGGCCGTGAGGTTAGATATATGACTATGGGTGAATTTAAAAAAGAAACTAAGGTTCCAATTTTTGTTAAACCTAATAGACGTAGTAAAGAATTTGGTGCTGGTGTAATAACTAAGTTATCTAGTAAAACAATTTTTTTTGATGAAGTTGAAGATGATACGCCTGTATTGGTATCTGAGGTTGTGGATTTTGTATCAGAATATCGTGGTTATGTCATTAATCGTGAGTTAAAGGGTATTAAGCATTATCTTGGTGATTTTAGAGTATTCCCAGATATGAAGATTGTGGATGCGGCAATTGCTGATTATAAGACACAAACTGCTGGTTATTCAATTGATTTTGGTATCACTAGTGATGGGAGAACTCTATTGGTAGAGTGCAACGATGGTTTTTCACTTGGCAATTATGGGCTTGAAGACACTACATATTCAACTTTACTTACTAGAAGATGGTTAGAAATGATGAAAAACTAACTTACCTAAACATGAACCGTTAATTAAAATTGGTTAAAAATTGTCTTTTTATTATTTTCATGATATTTATTATTATGAAAGCAATATATGGTATAATAAATAAAATTAATGGTAATAAATATGTTGGGTCAGCCATTGATTTTTATAAACGAAAAAAAAGACATATTTGGGAATTAAATGGTGGTTTTCACCATTCAAATATTTTACAAAAAGCGTGGAATAAGTATGGTTCTGATGTATTTGAATTCTTAGTGCTAGAGGAGGTTCAAGAAAAAGAAAATCTGATTGTCAGAGAACAATGGTGGATTGATAATTCAAATTCTAAATATAATGTTTGCAAAACAGCTGGTAATACTTTAGGTCGATTATGTTCACTTGAAACTCGTAAAAAAATTTCTTTAAAAAATAGTCAACCTAGGACAAAAGGTCAAATATTAGGGCAAAAAAATAGACGAAAACCTGTTGACCAGTATGATTTATATTGTAATTTTATTAAAAGTTGGGAATCAACACAAGATGCTGGTGAGTTTTTACGTAAAAACCATAAAGCAATTATAGATGCGGCTAGTGGTAGATGTAATACAGCGTTTGGTTTTAGGTGGGCATATAAGGGTGAATCATTAAAAGAGGTTAAAAGAAATAATTGGAAATACATTTATCAATTTAATTTGAATGGTGAATATATCCGTGAATGGTATACAATTCAAGAAGCGGCAAATTATTATGGTATTAACAACTGTTGTATTGTTGATTGTGCTAAAGGTAATCAGAAAACAAGTGTTGGGTTTATTTGGCGATATGAAAAATAGTGTAATGACGGTTGGTCTCTTGGAAACTATGGTCTTGACGATACAACCTATTCAACGCTATTAACTAAGCGTTGGTTGGAAATGATGAAATAAAGTTATTAGGAGTAAGGGAAACCTAAAGAAAAAGTAGCAAGTAGTTAATGTGAAGTTTGTAGGACAGAAACTATACTTAACAGTATAGATAAAGATAGGAATTGAGATTGGGTACCCCTGAATACAAACCGCTGTTATTGATTTTTCAGAAGTAGGGCTTCACCGCCTAAAAACGATTTATTGTATTAGCAGAAAATACTCCTTTTTTGTAAATTATTAATTAACATAAAAAAAAACAGTTATGAGTTTATTGAGTTTTGCCATATTTGGCAGTTGGGTTTGGGCAGCAATTTTTGCTGGCATTCTATTGATTTTGTTATTTACGTCTGAGGCATTAGAACAAGGGTTTATTGCTCTGGTATCTTTTGTGGTGTTCTTATTGATTAACCACTTCTGGGGTAACATTCCAGTCTTCTCGTATTTAACGTGGGTTAACATTGGGGTTTATTTAGGCTTGGGCTTTGTATTCTCGATTTTTAGAGTATTCTTCTATGGTCGAAAACAAGCGAAAACTAATAGTAAGCCTAATTTAGCTAATCTTGGTGGTAATGTTTGTCGATGGTGGTTCCTTTGGCCAGTATCAGCGTTAGTTTGGATTTTATCAGACTTGGCGAAGAATCTTTGGGATTTCATCTATCAATTATTGGGTCATGGTTTCGAGTATATCTTGGAATTAGGGTTCAGAAGTGCTAAGTAATTAAAAATAAATTTGGTGGAATGAAAATTCCACCTTATTTTTGTAACGAATTAAAGGAATGGAAAATTTAGAACTTTGTGATTGTGGTAAAGTAGCTGTGTGGTGTTACATGCCAGGTTTTCAAGATGGTAATTCCTTCGTCTGTGATGATTGTATGTCCTCAACCGAAGATGTTGGTTGCTCATGTAACTGGCACTACTCTAAAGATGGTGACGGTGAACAACCAGAAGGTATTGAAGGAAAAGATTGGCGATATGTAGAACATGCTGGCTCTGAGCATATGGGTGAGATAAAGAAAGAAGAGGGTATTTGGGTTAATTTGGACGACAGAGGTAGACCCTATCCTTGTGCTGAGTATTGGCATTCAAAAGAAGGTTTCGAAAAAGATTAAATTTTAATTATATGTTTCC